TGTACAGCATCATCCCTTAGCTTACCAATGGTTGATAGTTCTTCGCCTTTAAAAGCGCCACGTTGAGTCATGGCATCTACGATGGCAACCGAAGAACGAGACACCTGATTAGCAAGTGTCATTAGATGGTCCATCTTATCTGGTTCTGTGTCTGACATATTATACTCCGTACGTTGATGTCTTTTCAAGTGCAATCCAATATTGAACGTTCATTTCTTTATGAGCAAAACGAGTAATTAACTTTGAGGAAATTTCCACATCATAATCACCTTGAATGATTTTAAGATTAGCAATACTCAAAATAAAATTAAACTTTGCTTCATTATTATACTCACCATCAATGTCGATCGAAAATGCATTTGATGTTGAGTTCTGGCTATCAACCACAGAAAGACTGAGTACACCGGCTTCGCCAGTGATTGACACTTCGCTATGACCAAGAGTGGATGCTGCCCTCTTGATTTTGCTTAGTGTATCATTAGTCAATGTAAATTTAACATCCGGTGTCGGCATGTTAATATCTTTTTGTGGAGCGGTCAATGTTTCTTCGGGGGAGAAGAAATACTTAACCTTAGATCTACCAGTTGAATCACCAATAACTACATGCTCTTCAGCAAATTTAAGTCGTGGTTGATCAACTAGAGATAAGACACCAATGAACTCATTGAGATCATAAATGCCAAAGCTTTGTGGAAACTCGGCATCAACTACTGCAGTAGCCAATACATTACGAGCTTCAGAGATAGTCTTAATAGTGTTACCTTCTTTAATCAACATGTTTTGGTTGATACCAGAAAAGTTTTTTAACACAGACAAAGTGTTTTCATTTAATTCCATAATAACCTTCCATTCCAATTGTTAGTATATTATACCACAGATAGCTGAGGTTGTACACTACTTTTCACCATTTTACTAAAGTTTTTTTCTTTTACAAATTCAATCTTATTACTAAACCTACCGTCAAGGATTTCACCTTTATGTGATATGACAAACACATTCGTATCATCGCCAAGTGTATATAGAATCTTAATAAGATTTTCTACACCTTCATGATCAAGTGATGAATCAAATGTTTCATCAAGTAATAGTAAGTTAGTAGCTACCGAGTTTTTCATTTTAGCAATTTGTCTCCAAGTAAACAATAGTGCTAAATCAATTCTTTGTTTTTCGCCTTCACTAAATGAATCATAAGTAAACTCATCTCTATGCCTTGACCGAATCGTTTCTTGGAATGATTCGTCAAGATTAAAATGCACAAAGAAGTCAAGTACTTGTAGATACTGATTAACGAGTTTATTTATTACAGGTAAATACTGCTTAATAATTTTAGTCTTAATACCGGTATCTTTTAACATTTCATGAATAACGGAGTTATAACTAAACTGGTCTGATAAAGTTAACTTACGTTCCATCATGTTATTCTTATCTGTATTATATACTGACAAATCTTCTTTAGCTTTATCCAAGTCTACTGAAACTTCTTTATCTAAAAACTTTTGATATTCTGCTATATCTTTTTGGAGTTTCGAAATTTCTTGCGAGTTGGAAGTGAGTTGATGTACCCGATCTCGAAGCGCTGAAAGTATGCCAGTCTGCTCTTTAATCTCCGATTCCACTCCCTGGCCTTCAACTCCGATTTGCTTGAGCGCTGCCTTCCCCCTATTCTGAGATTCTTTCGTAGTGAGTAAAATCTCATGTTTATGGCCGTCTGAAATGGTTTGGTCGCATACGGGACACGCTTCATTCTCTTCGAAAAAGCTGATCCGCTTGCTGACGTGGCTGAGACGCGTTTGCCTATCTTGACTTCGGAGGAGTAAGTCCTGCTTCCTATCTTGTAAAGATCGTAGCCGCTCTTCGGATGCAGATACAGATTCATCGAGTCCGATGCTAAGCTCACTATTCTTAGCTTGTAATTCATCGATGAGATTCTGCGATGCATGTATCTTAGATTCATATTGGTTCCTACTTTCATTTGTAAGAGCTGTAATATCGCGAATGTATTTTGTTTGTGTTTCAATTTTGTTTTTTACAATGTCAATCTGGTAATTAACATCTTTAATATTTTCTTTAAGTGCTGCATTCTTTTCTCTTAGTATAATATTCATTTTAGAGAAAACATTAATATCCAGAAGATCCTCGATAACTTCTCGTCTGATACCTGCCGGCAGTTGCATAAATGGGATAAATGAGGAGCTACCCAATACAACAACCTGATGAAAGGTTTTATGATTCAGCTTCAAAATGTTTTGTTCAAGGATCTTCTGGTACTCTTTAGCATGTGATGATTGGTTAATCATCGTGCTATTCTTCCAAATTTCAAATACGTTAGGTTTAATTCCTCTGCATATTTTATATTGGTTACCACCTACATGAAACTCAACCTCGACTAAACAGCCCTTGTTATTGATTGAGTTAATAAGCTGGTCTTTTTTAATATTACGGTGTGCTTTACCAAATAAACCAAATGATAACGCATCAAGCATTGTAGATTTACCAGCACCATTGTGACCTACTACAAGAGTTGTTTTATCGTTATCTAAATCTATTTCTGTAAATGTATTTCCGGATGATAAAAAGTTTTTGTACTTTATAGTCTTAAAAATAATCATGCAATCTCTAGTGCCTGTGCCTCTGTCATAAGTTCACGCATTTGAATTTTGATTCTATCTTTATCTAAATCAGTATCCACAGCATCGATATATGTATCAACAATTTCTTGTGTATCATCAAAATTTATATTATCATCTATACCAACATTTTCACCAACAAACTCACTGAAATTTTCAGCAATCTTAAGTTCATGAATATCTTGATTCTGTATACGATCTATAAATCTATCAAACACAAATGAATCAGTTTTATTAATAACTACGACCTTGACAAATTTTCCATCAAGATCTGATACATTATAGTTATTATAATCCATTTCGCTGTCATTGTAAAGGACTTTATGAAATAAAGTGTATGGATTTAATATTTTTTCTATTTCACGAGTTTCAGTATCAATGATATGAAAATACTTAGGATCATGAGCATCAGACCAGAAAAATTCTAATTGACTACCTAGGTACCAAATATTATCTTGGTAAGAAGCTACATGATAATGTCCAGTTAAAACCATTTCAAATCGAGAAAATGTTTTATGATCCATGCCGTGTGAGTTCTTAACACCTCGCATCATTTCAAATCCATTTAGTTCTAAATGACCACCAAGCCAATCAGCTTCGCAATTAGTTATGAACTTCATAGACTCTTGATAGTTTTCATTATTAATCCATGGTAACATTGCTATCTTCAATGATCCATATTCTAAGACAGTAGGTTCCATAATGATATGGATTTCATTCATGTAATGACCAAGGCATTCTTTTAGAGAATTAAGGTCATTAGTATTTTTGAAATACGTGTCGTGGTTGCCAGGGATAATATCCATCTTCATCCCATACTTACGTAGAGGATCCAAGAAATGTTTACGATTATGATTAAGAGCTTTAAAGTTTACAAACTTTCGCTGATCATAAAAATCTCCTAAGTGTATGATCTGTTCAATATTATGTTCTTGGCAATAAGGAAAAAAGATATCTGAATAAAAGCTAGCTGCGTTATTCAAAAATATTTCTGATGAATTACGGATGCCACAATGAGTATCATTTAATACTGCGATCTTCACTGCAAAAACTCCGATAAGTTTGAATCAGCAAGCGAAACTTTTCTTTTCTTTTTTTCTTCTACAACTAGCTCTTTTACTTCTGCATCAACATGCCGAACTTTTTCAATACGAGATCTTAATGTATCTACAAAGGCATCCATAACCTGTACCGACATTTCATCACCGTGTTCATTTGATACAAAGTTTTCGATACCTGACTTAGTAAGATATTTTAACTTGATGTCTTGTTGTTTCTTTTCTTTTGCAATCCTTCGAAGGAAAGCATACCAAACTATCTGAGTAAAATACGCAAATGCATTTGGCTTACCTGTTCTTGTGGCAGCTTCAATATTGTAATTTTCAATTGCCTTTAAACAATTCTCAACTCCATCCATTACCATTTCTTCGCGATATGTATAGCGAATAAAGTTAGATTTGTGAGACAAACCTTCAGCGATTCGTAAGAAACACTGAGCAATATAATCAGGTACGATAGGTAGAACTTGAAATTCTTTTTTAGCTTCTTGCACAGTCATAACATAATCTACAACTGCTTGAGAAAACTCGGCATTATTTACATAATGAATGCTAGCCCGTTTTTGTCTGGCCATTTTACATCCTTTCATTTTATAAGTACTATTATATCAAATTTTCACTAGAATGTATACAGTAAAACCTTACACTTAGAATAAAAATTAACGGTGTACAACTTGCACTTTCTATGGTATAATATATTATCTATTGAGGGAGAGGGATATCTAGTGCAACGTGCCATCGCCTTTGTTTCTTGGTCTAAATTTAATAATCTTGGGATCACTTGAATCTATAAGATTATTATCTTGACCAAATTTTAGATCTAAAAAATCGTCCATTTCTTGATCAGTCATATCTTTAATAGTATCAGCGATTTCGTTCATATCCATACCAGCTTGTTTTAGCTTATTATATTTGTCAACTTCTGATAGTGATTTAACATAATGTAACATAACTGTTTTAGAAGGAGTAGCCTCACCAACAACATGTACAGAATTTAATGCGCTTAATTCTTCGATATCATCTTGAAATGATAACCATGGTTTAAACGTATAGAACCTAACGTTTTCTTCGTAGTCATCAACCACAATTATTTTCATAACTTTGCGTACAATAATATCAGGTGAGTTATCATCGCCATGATCTATTACTTCAGCAATAATTTCATCTTGATTAGTTAACTTGAATTGTCTAAACTCTGCAGACATTACTTAATCTCCACCTTAATTGTTTGATACTGAAACTCTTCTTTTTGGTACATCTTCAACCTTTCAAAGGAATGTAATAATGAATAATTCTTTTTAGTCTTCCAGCTTAAATCATCTGATATATCATAGAGTTCTGTAACTCTACCATCGTCGCTTTTTCTTAAACCTCTACCAATACTTTGCAACACTCTGATTTGTGATTTACTTGGCGAAGCAAATATAATATTATGTAGGTTCCTAATATTTATCCCTGTTGAGAATGTACCGAGCGAAGCAACTGTAATTGAATCTTTTTGTTTTTCAACGATTCCTCTTATAGCTTCTCTATCAGTAGTGTCTGTTTCACCAGCAACAAAAAATACTTTACGATTTTCTTCTACCTTTCTATCTATTAAATCAAAAAGTACCTTACCATGTTGTTCTACTCTTTGAAATAATACTAGTGTATTACCATTTAAGCTTGCAGCTAAATTAGTAATAAATCTATTTCTCGATGTGTTTCCTACTAAGTAAGAAATTTCGTCCATATAGGCCAGTCCGGTTTTTGATCTACGTTCTTCTTCTGAATAGTTGAGGACAACTCTTTTAATTGCGAGCTTTGCCAATGTGTCGTTATCTTGTAATGATTTTGTTGAGGTAACGCGATATATTGATCCGAAGAGACCTTGAAGTGCCAGCTCATGTGTTTGACTTCCATCGAGTGTTCCTGTTGTACCATATCTATACTCCGCTTCCGTAGCCTTATTCATAATAGACATTAAAGACTTTGA